AAGGGACTATTTGGAATATCCAATAGCATCCTTAAAGTCTCGTGATTATCAATCTGCTGCTCAGTCTATGACAGAGCCAGCACATGATTTTTTGACTGTAGTACAAAAGCAAAGAGGGAACGAAGATTGGCGAGGGGTTCACCCCGATATTAAACGCTTTTGGCTCGGATTTCGAAAGGCAATGGATGAACGCAGTATTCCATTTTATGCCTTTGAATTAATGCGAGACGAAGCAAGGCAACAAATATTGTATGAAAGGGGCCGCTCTAAAGCGCCAGCGGGGCAATCAGCACACCAGTTTGGTTGTGCAATTGACACTGTTCATTGCACTCGTTTTTGGGGTTTATCCCATAAAGAGTGGGAAGTTGTTGGCGTAATCGGCAAAGAGGTTGCGCGCAAGTGCAACGTTAAAATTACGTGGGGAGGAGATTGGAAATTCTTCGATCCCGTCCATTGGCAGTTAGAAAACTGGCATGATTACAAAGACGCGCAAGAGCATGCTCTGGCGCAAAAAATGATTATTCCAGAAGATACACAAGCAAAATTTGCTTTTCTGGATTTGATCATTGCTGAGCGGAAGAATGCAGCGTGACTTATCCACACCCCCCCGAAACCTCAAGTATTGAGGGGGGGTGTGGGTAAGTCGATACACCCCCCCCTCTCGTTAAGGTAATACAGTTAGTGACACAACTATTTCGGAGACTTACAGAAATGTGTTTATCACCAGTTCAAATTAATGGCTCGGAAATAGGGTGTCGCTGCTGTTGGCAATGCAAAAAAGATCGAATAAACTCGTTAGTCGGTCGTTGCATTGCCGAAAAAATGTACTCCAAAAGTACATTAAGTGTCACGCTAACATACGGTGGCGGTGACACATACAACTCAACAACATTAGTTTATTCTGATGTGCAATTGATGTTGAAACGTCTGCGTAAAGATTTCGATGTTCGATATATTGTCGCGGGCGAATACGGCTCAAAAAAGGGGAGGGCTCATTGGCACTGCGTTCTTTTTTTTAAAGGCGTAAAAAATAAAAATGCTGTTATTCCAGAACATTTGAATACACGCATGGAATGGAAATACTGGCAAAAGGGACCAAAGTTTGACCGCAAACCGATTGGCCTTTGCTATTTTCAAAAACCCGACTGGCAAGGTCTAGCTTATGCGTTAAAATATGCAATAAAAGATCAAGATCAACGTTCTGTATCTAGTCACCTCGCAATGTCTAAAAAACCATTGCTAGGGTTTGAATACTTGTCGCATCTCGCACAAACGCATGTTGATCATGGTTTGCCGCCACGAAGCTACAAATATAAATTCAACGATATAAAAGATAATAAAAACCGGATACGTTCGTTTTTAATGACAGGCGAAAGCCGCAATTATTTTATGCGGGAATTTAACGAACGATGGTTATTAAAATATAATAATGAGCCAGTAAGCGAATTAAATGATTTATATTTAGACAGAGTGACAGAGCGTGAATTTTCTGATCAAGAAATAATTAAGCGGATAAATTATAAACCTGTTCGTTATATTCAACCATGGTTGGATGTACAAAACGAAACAGAGTTTTTAAAAAGTGATTGGATTTATGCAGAATATCAAGGAATTCCTATAACCATCTGGAAGATGGGGGAAAAATTAGAAATTTATCAAGGGGATGACAAATGGCGCGTAGAAAATCCAGAGCAAAGAAGAGTAATATTAAAAAACGCGGTTATAAAACGCCAACAAAAGTACGGCGATTTTCTGCGCGAGCAACTCCAGTAAGAAAAACTGAAATCCAAATACCCCAGCGTAGACAAGGGCTTGCCCTATTTGCTCAACGTACACCGGAACGGGTAGGCTTGCCTGTACGTGCTGTGATAAAGGGTAGAGAGGTAAACAAAACAAAAGTGCCTGACGAAAGGAAGTCGGCCCTAAAAAGGACGCGCACAAGTTGTAAACCTCGCCCTGACAGCAATAATGCAAAAAAGTCAGGTGGGGGAGGAAAAACAGGGTTGACACGGGATTATGTCCCGTGGTGTAAATAACCCTAGGATGTATAAGTTTTATAGGTAGTTGCAGTGGTAACCAATCGTATAATAAGTAGTATGTTAATACACCCTTTAGGGGGTATACATGCTTAAGGTAATATTACTTGAGGTTGCCAAACCGATGATACGTCGGTTGGGGTCAATTGCAGCCGGAGGTTTAATCGGCACAGCAATGACAACAGATCAAATAAATCAAATTGAAACTTATGCTGTGGCGCTTGCGCTACTGCTGGTTGATTTGTGTATGTCAAAAATAGATAGGGAGAAATAAAAATGGGTTGGTCATTTAGTGATTTCGTGAGTTTAGGAAAGAGTACCTATCAAAATACAAAGCCTGTCGCTGATGCTTTGATAGGTGGTATGATAGGCCAGCCTATGGCTAATACTCCTACGATTTCAGCACAAGGCACGTTTGCTAATACTCAGAAATGGTATCAAACTGATTTGGCAAAGGATATAGGCGGGGCTTTAGTGAGCCACGCTTTACAAGGAAAACCTCAGGCCCCAATGTTGCAGTATTCAACGCAAACTGAAACAAATGACGCTAATTTAATGTTAATGCGTCAAAGGGCTGAGGAGGCCGGTTTTAATCCGTTAACAGTTTTAAGAGCAGGCGGCATTAATGCATATGCAACTCGTAAAACTAATATACCAAGTTATGCACCTCAATTAAGTAGAGGGCCAAGTTATTTGGCAATCGCTGCGGGTGCAACTGCAATGAGTTATTTTAACAGGCCTAGTGAGCAGCAAAAAGCGACCACTGCTTTAAAAACTGCTCAGGCATTTGCCGATTTGGATTATACAAGGGCAATGACTGACCAAGCCAGATCTTCTGGCGATGAATATAGTATGGACGGAACAAATATCGGTGGCGTAATCTTTCATGATTTGCCTCCGGGGGCTGAGCCATATTTAGGAACAGACGGCAGTCATTATCGTGACGCTGATACTCATAAATATATGTTCAAAGGTGACGGCTTCACTAGCGGATCTAATTGGACAACATCCATACCTGCGAATGTACGGTATACAATTAATGTTGATGGGGTTAATCCTAAAACTCATAGCACTATAAGCGAGCAATTTGCAAGTATTGCAGATGTAAGTGATCTTCCAATTGCAACTGCATTGCATAGCTCTGCTGCTGGCAAGGAAGCAATAGAACCTCTTTTGCCTCCTATGGCAGTATTCGACAATTTCTTCGATTGGGTTCCTACAGTTACTCACAAAGGCGTACCTCTTTTTGATTAAGTGTAAAAAGTGTCAACAAATACGTAACAAAATAAAGAAACTGTTCAAACGAAGGAGAACAAAAAAATGAGAATGGCTGAACAAATTCCGGTGAGTCCATTAGTCCACAAAAAGACAAAACGCATGGACAAAAAACGCGTTTTGACAAGCGGTAACGCGGGTCAAATCTTGCCTGTGGCTTGGGCTCCATTGTTGCGCATGGACAGCGTGACGCGCGGTGAATATGTGATTAATTGCGAGATGATGGAGACGGCTGAAAAGTTGGCTTCTGGCATTTCGGTATGCGCCTATGCGCATTTTTATCCATTTCTCGCCGCAGAACGATTTGATGGCATGGATAACTTTAACAGAAGTTATCAAAAAGTTGCCGAAGCTGGGGGTTCTGTAACACCGTTTTTCGAAACGGTTACATATAACAGCACTCAAGCTTTTTGGTCAACATTGGGTCATCATGCGGCGGTTGGTTCTTCAATCAATGCTGCTCCTTTGGAGGCGTATAATGGCATTGTGAACCATCGTCGAAAAGCGCGTTCAAAAAGTTTACCTGAGCGAACCAAGCACGACCATTCTCTGGCTGATGCTTTTTGGCGCAATAATTCTATGCAACATATTGTTGCGGATTTCGACCAAGTAATGCTTGATGGTGAAATTCCGATTACTGGGCTGCAATTTGGCGGTTTAACTGCGCCTTATCGTGGCGTTTTAACTGGCTCACCGACTTCAGGCTCTTCCACTAACGCACGTATTCCCGGCGGTTTGCCGCCTACTGTTAGTACTTCGGATAGTACTAAATGGGTTTGGGACGATATCTCAATGGAGATGGCTGCTGGAGGCGCTACTCTGTCAATGGCAAACATTGAGATGGCTAAAAAGACTGCGGCTTTTGCTCGTATTCGATCAAATTATGATGGCATAGACGATGATCACATTATTGATATGCTTATGGACGGTATTACTGTTCCAGATGAGCTATCAAAACAACCGATTTTAATCGGCAAAAGTNAAAGTCAATTTGGTTACACTCAGCGTTACGCTAGTGACGCGGCTAATTTAGACGAGAGTCTGACAAATGGTGTTGCCCAAATGCGTTTGAAATTTCGAACGCCTACTACTGTTACAGGTGGTATCGTAATGATCACTATGGAGATTGTCCCAGAGCAACTTTATGAGCGCAAAAAGGATTATTTCCTTTACGCAACGGATACAGATGATTTGCCGTCAACTTTACGTGACGAATTGGACCCTGAAAAAGTTTCTGTGGTTAAAAATTCACACGTTGACGTTTTGCATGCCACGCCGGATGCCACTTTTGGTTACTCGTATCTTAACCACGAATGGGATCGAAATCTGGTTAATGTGGGCGGCAAGTATATGCGGCCCACAAATGATGCTTTTGACGAAGATCGTCAAAAGATTTGGACAACCGAAGTAGCTAACCCAAGTTTGAATGCTGACTTTTTGTTAAGTGGCACGATCCACAAAAAGGTATTTGCAGATCAAATTGCGGATAGTTTCGAAATCACCGCTTTGGGCGGTATTGAAATCAGCGGTCATACTGTTAAGGGCCAAGCCGCTTCAAGAGGCTACAAGTGATTATGCCGATATTACTGCCGATGTTGATATAACTCGAATTGTGAAAGGGTAAAAAATGAAAACGTTTAAAAACGGGCCTGTCTCGGCTTGGTCTGAATATAAAGCTGGGGACGTAATGTCGTTCCCAGCGCACAAACCGCGTCACGTGAAATTTACTGTACTCAGTAATTCACAAGTCGAAGTGTGGGTTAGTACAAATGAGGCTCTAATTGACGCGGTTTTGATGGGCGCAAGCCCTGAAAAAATGCAAGTTGAATTTACTGTAGATCAAGATTGTTGGGTCCAAATACGGGCGCAAAAAGGTTCAAAAACCTTTGTTAATCTGCCTGATCTCGATCAATCTTTGGCCAATAGCGGTTTGGAAACATACACTGTTATTGAGCCAAGATTAAACAATACAAGCGAATTCGATAGGATGATGCAAATCGTCAAGTTCAATGAGCGTCAAAGAGAAGCCAGTATGCAACAAGAGCGTGATGCGCTCTATGCAAAGATGGCTGAGTTAGAAGCTAAGGCCACTCCTCCCGTGGTCGAGGATGAGCCTATAGAAGCTCCTGACGCGGTTGAAAGTCCGCAGTCTGAGGATGCTCAGTAGGCCACTCCTAGGCTTCTTTCGCTGGCTGCGGTGGCTTGACCGCGGCCAGCTACCAGAACGCCCTAGGGACTATTTGGAATATCCGATAGCAACCTTAAAGTCTCGTGATTATCAATCTGCTGCTCAGTCAATGACTGAGCCAGCGCATGATTTTTTGACTGTAGTACAAAAGCAAAGAGGGAACGAAGATTGGCGAGGGGTTCACCCCGATATTAAACGCTTTTGGCTTGGATTTAAAAAGGCAATGGATGAACGTAGTATTCCATTTTATGCCTTTGAGTTAATGCGAGACGAAGCAAGGCAACAAATATTGTATGAAAGGGGGCGCTCTAAAGCGCCGCCGGGGCAAAGCCCTCACCAGTTCGGTACAGCAATTGACACTGTTCATTGCACCCGTTTCTGGGGCCTTAGCCATAAGGAATGGGAAGTTGTTGGCGTAATCGGCAAAGAAGTAGCGCGCAAGTGCAACGTCAAAATGACATGGGGCGGAGATTGGAAATTCTTCGATCCTGTACATTGGCAATTGGAAAATTGGCACGATTACAAAGACGCGCAAGAGCATGCTCTGGCGCAAAAAATGATTATTCCAGAAGATACACAAGCAAAATTTGCTTTTCTGGATTTGAT